TACACTGCTTGCGGTGCTGATAAAGGCTGGCAAAAGAAAGTAATTGATGCAAAAGAAAAGCGCAAAGGAGCGTTGAAATGAGTGAAGTTGAACAAGGCTCACCAGAATGGTTTGCACAGCGTTGTGGAAAGGCTACTGCTTCTCGTATCTCTGACATTGTTGCCAAGACCAAGACAGGCTACAGCACAAGCAGAGCAAACTACATGGCTCAGTTGGTAGTCGAGCGCATGACTAATCAAGTAGCAGAGTCTTACAGCAATGCTGCTATGGAATGGGGCGTGGAGAACGAAACATTTGCTCGTGCCGCATACGAGGCTAAAACAGGCAATATGGTCGATCAGGTAGGTGCTATTGACCATCCAAGGATTGCCATGTCTGCTGCCTCTCCTGATGGCCTTGTGGGTGATGATGGATGCCTAGAGATCAAGTGTCCTAACACTGCCACACACATAGATACTATTCTTGGTGACGAACCCGCAAAGAAGTATTACGACCAAATGCAGTGGCAAATGGTTTGTGCAAACAGAAGTTATTGCGATTTCGTGAGTTTCGATCCACGAATGCCAGCGCACTTACAACTATTTGTCAAAAGGATCGAGCGCAATGATGAATACATTGAACAACTCGAAAAAGAGGTAGTCCAGTTCTTAATGGAAGTGGAAGACAAAGTTAAAAAACTCAATGAAATTAAGGTGTAAATATGGAACAGCGTGATAACTCAGGTGTATTGTTTAAGAACGATAAGAAAGAAAAAGACAGTCACCCAGACTATAAAGGCAACATTCGGGTTGCTGGTCAGGAATTTTGGCTATCAGCATGGGTAAAAGAGGGCAAGAACGGCAAGTTCATGGGATTAGCTGTAAGCCCTAAAGAAGAACAGGCAGCACCAGCAGCCAAAGCCAAGCCTAAAGCTGGTTTCAATGACTTGGATGATGACATCCCTTTTTGATGTAATTAAATGGGGAAAGCGTAAGTGAGTACCCACTAACTTAACAGGAGTGAATGATGAGTAAATTAGACGATATACATTTTGGCGGTGAAGTGAAAAGATTCTTTGACTTACCTATCTTTGGTCGGGCTAGAAATTCTGACCCGATTACCAGTTATGAGGCTGCTGACTCAGCACAAGAGTTTGCTTCCGATCATTTCAATAAGATTATGGGTGCTTTAAGGACTCATGGTGCGCTTGGAAAAGACGGCATAGCCAAACACAGCAAGTTAGACTCAAATCAAGTCTCAAGACGCTTGAGTGAGTTAAAAAAGATGGGAATGATTGAGTTGACAGGAAACAAAGTCAAATCAAAATCAGGCAACAACGAGCGTGAATGGCAGATTAAAAAGACTTCCTAAAATTGGAGAAACAAAATGATTACAAATGTAATTATGATAATTTTATTATTAGCAATTGGAGTCTTTGTTGCTATTTTAGGAGTATTCTTTTTTATTTTGTTTCTTGGTGAGTAACTGTCATATTTTCAGGATAAAGTGGGTTTGCGGGATTTTCCGCATCCATTTTTTAGGGGAATATCATGTACAAAGTTGTGATTGACATTGGCGATTGGTCATGGAATGAAGACCAAAAAGTGACTATCGAAACAGATGATTTTGATAAAGCGCAAATCATTCAAGAATTCATCGAGTTCCAGAAAGATCACGGTTGGGCTGCCGATTATGATTTAGTTGAGTATGATGATGAAGAAGAAGACGCTCAGTGCGATGAAGAAGTTGAAGATGAAGAAGACGAAGAAGTCGAGTATCAAGTTGGCGACATCGTAGAAGATGAAGACGGCTTGGTTTGGGAACTGGTGGGTTAATACCTAAAATGGGTGTTATCATACCCATGCAGTTGCTAATTGCAGGGGAGAGGCTTTGTGCCCCTCCCCTTTTTTTATTCGCTATTTGCAAATGGCGTATATATGATGACTTACGCTGTTTATGCTGCTTTTAAGATACATCGTGAATCTTGCCCCTAAATTCGACTTGATTCTCTGCCCATGTGTGGATTAACTCAGGCCATAATAAATTTCCATCATGGTAAGTCAACATAGCAAATCCCGATCTCCAGTTAGTCGGAGATAGCTCTAAGTAATTCTCAAATTGAACACCTGTTGGGTCAGCCAGTGTTCCTGTATCCACGCCAAACCTAGTGCCGTTGTAATCATCGAAAGGAGTCACTTTTAAGGAATGCAAGTGACCACTTACAAAATTGACCCCAGATTGCAGGGTATTGTTGTGAGTAGCATGAATTCCCCCCTTCCATCTATGCTTGACAATGGTATTCTCAGTAGGCCAACAAGCCCAACATGGATGCCAAGCAGGGAAATGGTCTTTTAAGCTAAACCCTTTGACAAACTCATATTGTGGTGCGTTGGCAGCTAGACGATTCTCAAACCTTGCATCGTGGTTTCCAAGTGTCCAGACCAATTGCATATTGTGTCGTGTCTTCTTGGCTACATCTTCAATCTCGCCCATTGCAATTTCACAGGCTTTGAGTTCCTGTATTACAGATGGTACGGTGTCCCATCCAATCCTCGGATAACGAGAGATACTAGCCCCATCAAAAATGTCACCGTTAGCAATAACTGCCACAGGTTGAAATTCTTTAATAGCCCATAAAAGACCTTTAAATGCCGTTGTATGAATGCCCGGCCAAAAATGTGCGTCACTAAAAACAATAACAGTCCCATTTAAGACTCCTAAGTCTTTACGAGCCGCACTAGGTTTTGTTGAGGAGTGCAATTTAGGGCTTTTTACTTGTAAAGATTCGCCATATTTAATCTCTAAAGTTCTTCGTCTACGACTTATATTTCTAAGGTGCATCCCTGTGGCAGTTGCCATTTCAGTGGCTGATTTATATTGTTTCCAAAGCTCAATAAACTCTTTGTCAGTCAATTTCATATATGCGCCTTGTTAAAATTGTAATGTTGACGCATATTTATGACAGTTTATTTAATCAAGCCATTAAGACATCAATAGCTGCTTGAGTTCTGGCAACACGATCTTCAATGCCATGAGTTCCACCATTGATCTTCTTGGTCAAACCCTCCATATCTCCCTTATCAGCATAAGCATTCAGTTTGTTCTTATTCCAGAACCAGCCAGCAGATAAAGCAGCATATTGAGGAGTAGCAACCAAATCAGGATTTTCCACTAGGTCAACACCTAATGCTTTTCCACAAGCCTCGTAGTTGCTTTTGCCTGTCAATTGGATCAAGCCACGACCACGGTAGGCATAACCCTCGCCTGATTCTTCGTCACCATTACCCATGCGACTCGCATAGACTTTGTTGGCAATCTTCTCAGGGTTGCGTTCACAATTCTGTCCGTCACTAATGGTAGGGAAACGCTTAGGCCACACACGGCACAAAGATGCAGCAGAGTAGTTCAGATTCTCTGACAGGGCTGTAAAACCACCAGATTCATGAGCGCATTGACCCAAGAAACAGGCTTGTCTCTCAGGGGTTGAAATGTCAAACTTCTCAAAAGTCTCGTTGATGGCATCAATCCACTCACCAGCTTTGGCTGGCTTCATCTTCAAAATCTTGGCTAATTGCTCTGTGTTCATTTGGTTTCCTTTTGGTTAATCATTTCTCTGACTTGGTTGTAGATGGCGATGCAAGCGTTGAGCCGTCTGGCTGTGTTGTCTGCATCGTCTGTAATGGCGATAAGAGATTTAGCAATCTCTGGCTGAAGTTCGGCTGTTGAGGTGTTAGGTCTTGTGGGAGACTCGGCATCTGCGGTGGTTGATATGGGGCAGTTGGCTGCCTTGACAGGAATCCGCAACTTGAGAGCACCAGAGTCGATAGAAGAATGCAACTTTTGAGTTTGAAGTTTGGCTTCATAATTTGCCTTTGCAAGTTGATTTGCAGTGTTGTTTACAGCAGACACTAATGCCTGTTCTTTTTGTCTGGCTTCAGCATTAAGTCGGGCAATTTCCATCTGCTGTTTAGCAAACTCATCTTGCCCACCTTTGTAGTATCCACCGCCAAACGCACTCAGCACCGCCAAGACGATGCTAAGTAGCACCCAAGGATTGAATAAACTCATTCCTTAGCTTCCTGTTTTGGCTCGTCATCAGCATCAGCCTCTGCTTTAGCAATAGCCTTAGCACTAGCTGATACAGCAGAACGACCAGCCACACCACCCAATACACCAGTGATAAACACCATGATGGTATTGATTTGTTGTGTATACACCTTGTCAATTGCTGCCATGCCTGACATAGGCTGAGTCACGAATGAAACGCTATACAAGAACATGGCAACTGATCCAACAAGAATCATTGTCAGACAAAATATAACGATTGCCCAAATACGGACTTCAATTTCTTCAGCAGTCAGTCGGTTGTTAGGTTTGTATCCAATGGTAGGCATTACTTTTTCTCCGTTTCTGGTTTAACAAGTTGTTCAGGACAAGTAGTTGTTGCAGTACAGATTGGTGGTTTACATTCAGTTTTTTCCCAATTCTGAGGGTCTTGGCAAGGGTATCTAAAGCGATCCTTGCAACCTGTCAGCAGAACTAACAGTATTGACAAACCCCAAATACAGTAAATATTCATTTGTCTTTTCCCCTTTCCTTTTGTTCAATCTTCTGTCGCAACTTCTCAACCTTTTCCATCTGAGCCTTAGCCTCGTACTTTGTCTCCAAAATATCGAGATACAGAAACCCCATCAATGGCAATAACAAGGCAATCAAGACACAAGCCGCAATCCAACCCACTATATCCTCCTCAATTGGCTTACGAATATTAGCCACATCCATATATACAGGAGGAATATTCCTGTTACGACTAGGTACGCTGACTTGGCTCGCAGATTTCTTTTTGCTTCCTGCCGTTGCCATTCCTTGTACCTCTCTTGTGCTTCCTGCTTCAATCTAGCCTGTTCTTGCTCCTCTTGAATGATCTCTCTCATCTCAAACACTTCAGAGTACAAAGCACCCATCTCTGGAGGACTCTGGTACACCATACACTCACGAATCTGAACAACCAACTCAGCCA